TTCCTGAGCACCACCGTCATCATCCGCCCCGCCGTGGCATTGAACGCAGCCCTGAAATCAAAGCTCGCCTCCACCCCCGCTGGCCCTTCAATCGGCGTCTTTGCCAGCGCCAGATAAACCTCATGCAACGTAATCGTCAGGCTGCGATTGGCGTCCATGGTGAAAGCCATGGCGAATTCCGCCGGCGTGCCGCCCTGCGCCTGCGCCAGCAGCACCGTATTCTCAAACCGCACCGTGATTTGCCCGGTGCAGCGCGCAATGCCGGGGTCAACACCCTCCACCTTCCGGTCAGCGCGGATCGTGCGCACCGTCTCCATCCCATTCGAAAAACTGAGCCGCGCGCCGGTCACCTGCGCCAGCGCTGCACCGGCGCGCGTGATGGAACCCTGCGCCTTGTTAAAGGCCGTAAAAGCAGCGCCGCTTGGCGTGCCGCCTGAACTCGCCGCACCGCGGAGCGATCCCTGGCCCAGCAGCCCAATCGTCGCGCTGGCAGCACCGGTGGGCGTGAAATCCATCTCCAGCGTATCGGCGCGCACGCCCGTGCACACATCGAAATTCGGCACATCAGGATAGCCGATTTCGATACTGTTGGAAGGCAGCGCCGCAAGACCCGAGCCAAAGCTATGGATGAAATTCGGGCTCGTGCCGCTCGTGGTCGGTGGGCCGAATAGCAAGCGCAGCCAATGCCCGAAATTGATCAGATCAATCGGCACCACCGCCTGGCCCGCCACCGTCACCGTATCCAATAGCGGCGCGCCAGTGTCGCGATTGCCGCCAATGCCAATCACATCCGCATCCAGCAACGGCTGCTCTGCGCCCAGATTGCAGGTCAGGAAGGGCATGCGCCGCCAATTGCCACCTGGCGCAGTGCCATAGCTGGCCTCGGGAATCATGAGCAGGCGCGCATTCGCGCCAATGGCACGGGGCATGGGGTTTCTCCTGGAGGGCGATCAGGCCAGCGGTGACCCGGTGGCCGTAAAGAACAGGGTGACAGGCAGGCTCGCAGCACGCGCGCTGGCCGCACCTTCGAATTCGACATTCTCGATATCCGCGCTGCCGGGCTGCGCCCATTCCACCGCGCCACCCAGCATGGGGTCCGCGGTGATAGCGGTGGCGATGGTAACCAGCAGCGCATCTAGTAGCGCATTATCCGCCGCCAGCACCTCAATCTCCGCGCGGTGCTCGATGGCAAAGGCCAGTGGCGAGAGGATGGGCGTTTCTGCGACACTCTCCCCATCGCGCATCACCACCAGCCCGCCCGCGGGCAAGCGCTGCGGCACGGTTTCATTGCGGCGGATGACGGGTGCCGGGTTGCGCGCGGCCAGGCTGGCGTTCAGGCGCGCGAACAGGGCGGTCAGGGCGGCTTCACGCAGGCTCATCGCGGCCTCCCTGCCTCGGCGGCCCAGGCCGCCACAAAACGCCCGGGCAAGCGGCGTAGGCCACGCTCCGCCGCGCCCTTTACGTCGAGCCGCTTGGTGAGCTTCACCTGGGGCAGCAGCAGGAACATCGGCACCATGCCACCCGCAAGCAGCCCGCGCGCCCAGGCCTCTCGGCCACGGCGATGGGCGGTGCCGATTTCTGTGACGCCGCCCGCAATCAACCGCAGGCGCTGGCGCCGCCGCCCGGCCTGTTCCCCGGCGCGGAGTGGCAGACACCAGACAAAGCCGCGCCCTGATTTGAAGGGCCGCAGAAACGCCTGGCCCGAGGCCACCATCTGCGCTGGCGTCATGCGCATGCCTTTCTCGCCCCGCCCGCGCCTGCCACGCGCGGCGTTAAAGCCTGTCGGGATGGCGAGGAACTTCCGCCCGCCCTTGGCGCGGATCAACGCGCCGCGCTCAAAAGCATCAATCACCTTGGGGACTTTGGTGAAGACCAGCCCGGCGGGACGGAGCGACTGACCCGTCCGAGGAAAAACCATGGACCGCCAAGCATTGGCGATGCCGCGCGCATTGCCGGCAAAGGCGGTGGTCACTTGCTGGCGGAGTTCGGCTTTAACATCGGCTGTTTCGGTGCGGATCGCGGCCATGGCGGCGCGTTCGCCCGCGCGTATCTCCTCCGCGAGCATCTTGCGAAGATCACCGACCAGCTGCGCGCCAAGCCTCATGCTGCGTGCCTATCGTTGGCAAAAGACGCGCCAGGCGGTGCCGGTGGCGTCGCGTTCGGCATGGCGGACGGTGAGCACGTCGCCGCCGATTGAGAAGGTGTCGCCCGCCATGATGTCGGGCACCGTCGCGATGGCGAGCGAGAGAATATCGCTGGCTGAGATCATCTCTGTACCAAAGGCATCCGCCAGCCGGTCGGGCGAGGAACGCAGCACGCGCAGGCTGACCGGAGCGCCGATGCCGCCCTGGCGATACTGCGCATCCACGCCGAGATGCGCATCAGCGATGAGGCTCGCCATGGCGGCATCAAAGGCGCTCATCGCCTCAGCACTTCCACAATGCGTGGCAGCGTCTTTTCAGCAGAACGGCCAATGACGTAACCGCCGAGGCCGATCTCGACGATCCCCCAAAGCTTCAGCGCTTCCGCTTCGCTGATCCCAGGCGCCGACCAGCCGAGCCAGCGCAGCACGATCAAGATGCCAAAGGTGATCATCATCAGCGGACGCCAGCAGGCGGCGAGCCAATGTTCCGATTGCGCTTCGGTCTTGATGATATCGGCGGCGGCCTTTTCCAATTCACCAGCGCGCGCGAGAAGGGCGGCGTTCAGTTCCGCCTCGGCACGCTGCCGTGCCTCGGCATCGGGGAATAGCCGTTTCAGCGCATCCCCCAGGATCGGCACCAGGGCGGGCAGCAATGCGCCGATCATGGGTATTTCCCCCGGTCCAATTCGAAATGCGGCCCATCGGGGAAGCTCGGCCAATCGCCGCCCCAGATGATGGGGACGCCGCATTGCCGCGCGGCGGCTTTCACGGCGCTGGCGAGTTGTGCATAAAGCGGCCAGTCCCAACGGATCTCGCCATTCTCCGGCACGCCATCGCCATCATCGAGCCAATAGCCGAGATCCACAGCATGGCCCGTCAGGTGCCGGCTGTTCATGGTGCGCGATGCACCAAGCGCGACAAGCTTGGCCTGGCGCTCGCGGGACCGCAGCCCCTCCAGCACGATGAAGGGCGCGGCCTTACGCGCCTCAATCACCACGCGCACCAGATGGGGATGCACGCCTTGCAGGCGTTCGTGATCGCGCGCCAGCATGTTTGTCATGTTCACGCCCCCGCCGCCGGGACGCGGTTGAGCCAGACGCGCACCGTGGCATCGGTAGCCAGCGCGGCCTGGGTCGCGATACCCACCTGGAAATTACCAGCGGCGGTCGCGGTAATGCGCCGGTTGGTATTGTCCCAGAACACGCGCACACCGGCGCCGATGGCCAGCGCCGGTTCCTTGGTGAGGTCGAAAACGCCCATGGTCGCGGCCTCGATCATGGCGTTCTGCACGCCATCCACGGCAGCGACGCCAAACAGCGCACCGACCAGGATGCCCTGACCGGCGGAAACGCCGGTCGCATAGGGCACGGCAATCGCCAGGCTATTGCCCGGCTGGATGAAGTTACGCATGGGGAATTCTCCTTTTACATGTGCGGTGCCGTTGGAACCGCCCTTTGTTTGGATTAGGGTGAGAGAAGTTTCAGGAGGTGCCTGATGAACCGTTCAAGTCGTGGTTCACGCGTTGCTGCGCATCACGCCCAATTGCGCGCGCTTGGCTTGCGACGGATTGAAATTTGGGTTCCGGATACGCGCGCGCCCGGCTTTGCCGAGGAAGCGCGACGCCAATCCCTGCTTGTTGCTGCAGAACACGAATTTGGCGACATGATGGATTTCATCGCGCGACACGATCCCTGGTCTAATGATGACCAGGGGCCGGATGACGCGACTTTCCCGCTATAGAATTTTGATGCCAGATCATCGCGAGCCACCATGGACCGGCCTATTTCAGCCACAGAAGCAAACCGCGAATTTTTCCGCCTAATGCGTAAGGTACGCGAAGAAGGGCGGAGCTTTGTGATTACCTTGCATGGTGAGCCGGTTGCTCGGATTCACCCTTGCAATGCGGCCTTAGCAAGCCGCAAAGCTGCAAGAGTGGCGTTGTTTGCACGTCTTTCGCGCCAAGCTGTGTCAAACATAGGCCACTGGTCGCGCGACGAATTATACGAGCGCTGAAGTAAGGTTCGCAGGCGGGGTCCATCTGCTTACCTGACTTGCCTGGTGTCATCATTCGAAATCCCTTCAGCGCCAATGCGCGCTGAAGGGGTCGTGGCCGGCATCACGTACCCGGATTGAACCAGGCCCCGCGCCAATCAATGGCGCCGACGCCGAAGTCGAAGATCACGCTGACTTCGACCCCATCCACGCCCGAGACCGGGCCGGTGGTGACTTGCGGCCCCTCTGCACCATTCAGATAGCCATAGACATAGACCGGCGCCGTCGGCGGATCGGCAAACAGGTACCAGCGATTATTCGGGATCAACGGTTCGACCAGCGGCTGGACAAAGCCCGCATAGATATTGGCGTGGCTGATCTGCGTGGCACCGACACTCACCGTCAATTGCCGCGCGGGCAATTCAAGGCTCGGGCCCACCAGCAGCTTCATGGCATTGCCGACGGAAATCGGCAGGCCATCCAGCGTCTTTTGGCGCAGGATCGCCGCGCGCCCGGCAGCGAGGTTATTGATGTCCAGCGCACTGCCCGCCGCAGCCTTATTCAACCGCGCGGCGGCCGTGCCGAACACCGCAGCCGGGCCGTTGGTCAGTGTCGGGCCATCGCCATTGGCCTGATTGAGCAGCGCATAGGCGGTGGCATTCTCGAAATCCGCCACGCGCCGGCCAATGGCGGCAGCGAAATCCGTGAAGGCACCCAGGTCATCATTCACCAGCATGGGCCGCGTCACGCGGATGCGCCGTGCGAAGGTTTGCAGCAGGACGATTTCCTGGCTTTCCGACATGGTGCCGGCCTGGATTTCGCCATTCTCCATCAGCGGCATGAGCGTCGGGAAATCACCGACGCGCAGATGACGGTGCGGCTTGAAGTCGCGGAAATCGCGCCGGAGGAAGAT